GAGCACCCTAGTGGGAAGTTTCCCACACCGTCAAGCGGAAAATCGCGCGGTCCGGAAACCGGAATGATCTTACCTGGAATAACCTTTGTACGAAAACGTACTTTATGCCGTAAGATGCGGCGTTGTCGTCAATCTGAGTGGCGGCAACCCCTCCGAACAGGTAGCGTTAATAAGGGAAATAGTGTGATGCTGGCGATAGTCGGAGGGGCGGACACGGAAACCACGAAGATGGCCACAACCCTAGGCGTCCCCCCGCTTACAGCGTTAAAAATCCGTGAATTTGCCGGCGTTTTTGCCGTGATGATGCTGGCGCTCGACCCCGACTACGATTTCACACGCTCGAATTTCGCCAGCTCCGACCTCAACATCACTGATATCATGTGCAGGGCGGCCGTATTATCCAGCGCGTTAGAGTCAATCCGGCGCAACTCAATCAATTGTTGATGCGCTAGCGCGGCCAGGCCGGCGATGACGTGTGGCTTGGTTATCAACGGGTTGTCGTGATTTTTCATATCCATCGCTGCCGCGACCAGCTCTAGCGCGACATGCAACAGCCGCGGGTCGCAGCGATTGTCGGGGGCCTCAGTGACCCCAAGCAGCTCAGGAACCCCGCCAGGAAACTTAAAAGCCGCGGCAAGCTGCACGAGCTTGCGCAGGTTCGGCCAATGGCCAGTCTCCATATCATGGATGGCTTTTGCCTGAACTTTCGAGCGCTTTAAGAGCGCGGTCCGCGACATGCCAAGTCGCTCAACTTGGGCATCTATGCGGCGCGCTATATTAACAGGGTGCCACGGGGCATCAGGTGTTATCAGCATGTCCGAGCATACCAGAGTGGGAACTTTCCCACCAAGCGAGATATTTTTCGCTTGCCCCGTGGGAATTTTCCCACTAGCCTGCGGCAATGTTGACGTCTCGCCATCTGGCAACGCTCGCGGAGGCATTTGTCTCCTCAGGGAAAATGTCCCTCACTGGGCTGGGAAAGAGCTTATTCAACGATCACCGGTTTTTCAAACGTTTGATCGCGGGGAGAGATTGCACCACCGATAGCGCAGCGACGGCAACGCGCTTTTTCGTCGCAAATTGGCCCGCTGAGGCTGTGTGGCCTGCGGAAGTTCCGCGCCCGCCTTTGCCGGAGACCGCACCATGAGCCACTGCCGAGGCTGCGGCAACCCGATCCCGCCGCGTAGGTACGCGCCGGCGCATTGCGGCCCGGCATGCGTGGATCTGGCGGTCGAGCGCGCCATCACGAAGGCGATAGGCCCAAAAGCTCCGGCTAATCGGCGCAAGGGCGTGACGCGATGCGCTCGGTGTGGCGCCGACCTGCCCCCCAAGCGACTGAAATTTTGTTCAGCCATCTGTGTCAAAGCACATCGGGCGGATGCGAAATCCCAGGCCACGACACGATGGTGTCTGGAGTGCGGCAACGATTTGTCGCCGAAGCATTTGCGCTTTTGTTCGCGCATTTGCAGCGACGATTACAAACGCGCCATGAGGGCATTAGCATGATCCAGTTTCGACTCACTCCATGCGGATGGACGATGTTTGGCGTGTCGGCCTTCTGGGTCAGCATCGTTGAATACCTGCATTTCACCGGATGGCTGTGATCGGCCGTCCTGTTAAGCGCGAAAAGCGCGGTTGCCGCCGCGCTCTGCGTGAACTTGCCTATTCCTTGGATTGCCTCTCGGCTTGCCGGCCTGGGGGCCTCAGTAGGTTTGTGATCCTCGCTTACTCCGTTCGCCATGGCTGACAACCTATCGACGGATATCGAGCTAGGAAATGTCCAAAAGGGTCATCCAGGTGAGCGTCACAACAGCAGCCATCCTTCGCGATGTCTACGGAGCCAACGCCCGCAAGAAAATATCGCGCCAGTTCGGCGTTGCCCAGCGCACCGCTAAGGCGTGGCTCGATGGCCTGTTCCCCGAATCCCGAACAGCAGAACTCGCTGCGGTCGTGCGTGAAGACCTGGCCCAGCGCCAGACGCGTTACGCAGAAATCCTAACGCAAATTGGAAAACATAATGAAAAAGCCGGGAGTAGCGAGACGCGGACTGCAGCGGGGGGCGATGCGCGCAGCGAAGGTCACGGTGCGCGCCACGAAGATTCTGAACAGCATCGCCGAAGAGTTACTGCGGTTCGCCGATCCCGATAATCCTAAGAACCAATTTGTCACAATCGATGAGGCGATCGCTGAACTGAACAGACGAATCGCGACGCACGAACGAGCCCTTTCCGAAACCGGGCTGTCGGGTGGCGATATCGACGACGTGGTCGGGCTGCTGCAAGAGCTGCGCGAGACCAGAGTGCGGCTGCAAGAGCTGCGCAATTTTAGGAATTATCTAACCGGCGCGGAGTGAGGGATGCTCGATAGCGAAACGCTCACGGCTCGGAACAGGGACATCGTGCGTCGGGTGCGAGCCGGCAAGACACGCCGGGAGATCGCTCGCGAAACCGGGCTGAATTACAAATGGATCACGATAATCCTGAAGCGCTACGAGCACGCCACCGGCGCGAGACTGCCGCGCGATGTGCATGGTTCGCCCTGCCGGCCGCTAACCGAGCGCGACTGTGTGATTGTCAATGAATATCGACGGCTTGAGTCAGTGCGAAAGGTTGCGGCGCAACGCGGCGTTAGCCACGGTATCGTACGAGGCGCAATCCTGCGGTACGAGCGCGCCACCGGCGAGATAATACCACGCACAATGAAGCAGGAAGCGTGGCTCGCGGAACGCGCGACATGAACGCGCTTTGCATCGTCTGCTCCAAGCCGGTCCCGCGACCTGATCGCCGCACATGCGGCGGCGCGTGTCTGCGGAAATTGCGCGCCAGCCTGGCGATCAACCTTAATTCCCTGCAACGGGCAGAGGCGATCGCAGCCTACGATCGTCCGGTATGCATGAACCCGGCATGCGGTGCGCCAATCGTAATCCGTAACGACGAATCTCCCCTCCATTGGAGCCGCCGCAAGACGTGTTCAAAGCCATGCCTCAACGCGCTCCGCGCAAAGTCCAACGCCGAAAGGCCCCGGCGTAAGGCGGCGCATAAACCGACAAAACGTGCGGTTGCTGCCAAAGAGGCGGCGGAGAGGTACGGATCTGACCCCTCCGGCCACAAGCCGCGAAGGCTATCGCGCCCGCCGCGACACGACTCGACATTCGAGACCGTCGCAGAGGCGCGCGCCCGCGGGGTGGAGATCAAGAAACTCCCGCCCGCATTCGCCGCGCCGAGCAGTGCGGCAATCAAATGAAGGCACCTTCCATCACGGAAGCACAGCTCCACCGGCAAGTCGCCGACTATCTGAGCTGGGCGCTCGACGGTACCTCTTTGTTTTTTCATATCCCGATGGGCGGCAGCCGTCATTTTCTTGAAGCGAAAAATCTGAAAAAGCTCGGCAGCAGAGCGGGAATTCCAGACATTGCAGTGCTCCATAACGGATGCGCGTTCTTTACCGAATTAAAGACTGACGAGGGGAAATTGTCCGTCTCTCAGAAATACATGATTCCGCTGATTGAGCAAGCCGGATGCCCGGTTGCGGTGTGCCGATCGCTGAAAGATGTGATCGCATTTCTACGCCATCACGGGGTGCCGCTTCGCTTTGAGCCCATTTCGACCGAGCGCATCCGGCGCGGGTTTGCGAATGCGATGAAGGATGCGGAATGAGCGAGTACGAAAAATTCAGCGACCGGGCAGTTAAAGAACAGCTCGTCGCTGAGCGCGCTGTGAAGGCACCGAACTTACTTTGCTTCATCGAACAATTTCCGTTGGCGATGGTCGCCGTTGCGGGATGCCACGATTACGAACGCGGGCCGCTCGTCAAAGGGGACTATCGCCCATCGCTGCTACGGCATCTGTTCAAGATCGGCGAGCATCCGGATCACGACGCGGCGGTCGCCTGGAACGCGGTGGCACAATTGGAAATCAAGCTCCGGCAGGCGCAGAGCGCGACACCGACAACATTTGGCCCAGCCGAAATCTACGCCGCATCAGCGCCGAGGGTGTGGCCAGTACACACCACAACCGCACCACGCGAATGATGGGTGAAATGACCACCAGAAAACCGCAGAAGCCACAAAATCGCGCATGGCCATTAAGGGAGTGGCACGAAGACATGGGAGACCAACTGTGGTGGGTATTCCCAATTAACGAGCCACCATACCGCGGCTCTCCGTTATATAACGATTGGCCTGGGTATCATACCCACTTTACGTCTTATGTGGTTCCGGCATCGGGTAAAGATTAAATGACCGCACCCGAACACGCGCCGCTGAGCGAAGCGGAATTAGAAGCTGACACCTGGGCGTCCTGGTGGCTTGCGCATCGTGTAATCGGTGAAGAAGTGCGAACCGGGCGCCGCGAGCTGCCGGAATTTTTCAAGAGCAGGCGGGAGCAGGCCAAATGATCCGCACTATCGACCCTGCGGCCGCAATCCCTGTGCTGGAGCACGCCCTCTGGTGCGCAGAGCAAGGCATGACGCCCGCCGACATCTTCCGTGCGCTGCAAAAACCGGCGCACGTCTGGCCGACCTGGGCGCGCGCCGTGCAGGCACTAATCGTCGAGCACAACGCGATCAAGAAGCGCCAGACGCAAAGCCTATTGCGGGAGGCCGCATGACCGCCCGCACCGGCGCCCTCGACAAAGCGCTCGGCGAGCGCACGAAGCTAGATAGCAACTACAAAGCCTCAAAGCGGGAAGAGTGGTTTGGGCTATATGCCGACCCGGAATGGGGCGAGCGTCTGTGGGATTTCACGAAGCGCCTGGGGCGTTTCGGCCCAGACGATGGCAACACGATGATCGCTTACGTTACGGAACAGCAGCGCGATTGGCTACACACCGCGCCGTACGAATTCAAATGCGCGGCGCTAACAGCCTGCGCCAATCGGCAGATGCGGGTGCGCCTTAAGCAAGGGTTATTGGCTATCGATGATCCGCTGCCGGGTGAGCCGGATGATGTTTTTAGAGCTTGTAAACGAGTGCTTGAACTATGAGACCAGCAGACGCAACCCTACAAGCACGAATTCTCGAATCGCTCATCAGCGGCGGTAAGATTACGGCGCTAGACGCGTTAGATCTATTCGGAACGATGCGCCTCGCCGCGCATATCCATGCGCTGCGACGGCGTGGGCACGAGATTATTTCCGTGCGGGAGTCGCTCGGGCGGCGATGGTGGGTGCGGTATTCATTGCAGAAACTCGCTCCAAAAGCGGCGGCAGAATGAATATCAGCATCCGCGAGATTTTGCACCAATACGCCGCATCACGCACGCGAACTTGGGCGCATGACCGCAGCAAGACTGTGGGCGCAAGCGAGATTGGCCAGTGCGCACGGAAGACGTGGTTTTCCAAGCACGATGCGCCGCGCGATCCGGATTATGTCGATGGTTGGGGCGCGGCACTGCGCGGCACGACAATCGAAGACCATTATTGGGTGCCAGCGCTGCGCTCATCGCTGCCGGAAGGATGGGAGTTGCTTTTCGCGGGAGATGAACAGCAATCGCTGAAAGACGGATATCTTTCGGCGACTACGGACGGGTTGCTCAACCATATCGCAACGAGCATTTGCATAAATCTCGATTGCAAATCTATAGATTCGCGCGCCGACATTTCGAAGGCTAAGGCGCAGCATACCTTCCAGGTTCAAGCTCAGATGGGCTTGATCCGCGACAAGACAAAACACAAGCCAGAGAAAAGCATTATCTCATATATCGACGCGAGTTTTTGGGATGTCGTGACCGAATTCGTCGTGCCGTTCTCATCCCGCATCTATGCCCATGCGCATGTCCGCGCGACGCAGATCATGACCGCGCGCGACGCACTGGACTTACCGCCGGAAGGCAAGATGGCGGGCGGCGATGAGTGCAAGTATTGCGCCTGGGCCTCGCATTGCGCGGAGGTGACGGTCGCGGGCGTGCCGCGAGACGAAAACGAGCTGGATGATGTGGAAGCGAAGATGCTCAAAGGCATGCGCGATGACCTTATCGCATGCCGCAATGAAGCGGCCGGCTTCGAGGCGAAGGTCGCCGAGAAACAGGAGCGTATCAAGCTATTCTTAAGGGATCACAATACCCGCCGTCATCGCGGGGATGATTGGTCGGTGTCGTACTTCCCAGTAAACGGAAAGGCGACGCTCGATCTCGACGCGGTCAAAGCTGCCGGCGTTGACCTCGAACCATACTACAAGACCGGCAATCCTGGAGAGCGATTGAGGATAGTATGAGCACCAAAGAACTTGTCATAACGCTTCGAGTGCCGCTCAGCGGAGAGATGTTTGAGGACGCCGCTGCGATTACGAAAGCGGCCGATATCGTGTCCAAGCTTAGACGGGAACTCGACGAAGAATTCGGTTCGAACGGTCACAGCCTGGTCGTCGATACCGAAACCAAGCGTGCCTCGCGCGCCGATGCTGGCGTTGAACGCCCGCAGAGCCGCGGTCCGCGCAAGGCGAAGGGTAATAGCGCCGAGAGTACCGTCTTCATACCAACCTAACCAAGCCAACACAAGCTCGTCGGGGCGGCTGTCGCCTGCGGCCAGCTTACCAACATAACAGGATAACAAGGTAATGGACGACACAGAACTGATGCTTCGTAGCGGCGAGCTTCCCAGCGCACCACAAAGAACCGGAACCGCACTGGCGATGCCGGGAGCCGATCCCTTCGCCGCATATGGGGCAAGCGCTCAGACCGGCGATTTTTTGTCCTTCAAGAATGGCGAGTGGCTGTTCGGGGTGGACGGGGAAATGCTCGATCTCGGGACGCGCTTAGTTGCTAACGTGGAGGGGCTTAAACGCGGCTGGCGATGCTGGAAAGAGAAGAAGCTGGTCGAGGATCTGACCCGCCCGCTGATCGCCATGATCCCACCAGAGCGCCGCAGCGATCTTGGGGATACTGACCCAGCAATGTGGGAACGCGACGCCGCCGGGAAGCCGATGGACCCCTACGTGCTCACCGACATGATCGAACTGGCCGACCCAGCTGCGGGGAAGCTGTTCGTCTACGCCACCTCATCAAAGGGCGGCACCAACTGCATCAAGCGGTTATGTGCAACCTACAGCCAGCACCGACGCCAGTCGCCTGGCGAGGTGCCGATCGTGTCGCTCGGGCGTGACAGCTACAACCACCCAGAGTTTAAAAAAATCTACGTCCCAATGCTGGAGGTGGTCGGCTGGACGGATGCCGAGAACCCGTCGGTCGATGGCGAGGCTGAGGGAGACGACATTCCGTTCGACGGGCCGACCATCCCGGCGCGCGCGGCGGTGGGTGCGCCCGCATCAAAGACACGGTTCTAATAGATGCGGGCGACTGCAATGCGCAGCACTGGGATTGATTGGGCTGCGCACATTGAGGCAGTCGCCCGCCGCCTCCGCGGCGAGCCGAACCAGCATCTCTCCAGCAAGACAGAGTTGCGGTTCGGCTCAAACGGCGGATTGCGCGTAACTGTCGCCGGAGAGCATCGCGGAACCTGGACAGATTTCACCGACGGTAATGCCAGCGGCGGTGTCCTCGATTTGATCGCCCATGATCTCCATTGCACAAAAAGCGCCGCGTTCGATTGGCTGAAAACAGAATTAAAGGTTGACATGCCGGATGATAAGCCAGCGCCAAAAGTCGCTAAGCAAGCGGCGCGCCCGGCCGCGCCGCAGCGCGTTGTCGACATTTATCGATATAATGACGAGCAGGGCAGTGTCCTCTATCGGGTGCTGCGATGGGGACCGCACAAGACATTCACGCAAAATCCGCCGGACGGCAAGGGCGGATGGATCACCGGCCCGGGCTGCATGAATGGCGTGCGCCGCGTGCCGTACCACATCAACGAATGGCTGTGGCACCCGGATCGCCCGCTCTACATCGCCGAGGGTGAAAAGGACGCCGACCGATTACGCGCTCTCGGTCTGCTCGCAACATGCAATGCCGGCGGCGCCGGGAACTGGCTGCCAACCGATAAGGATAACGCCGCGGAATTCATCGCGCTGTTCAGCGACCGTACGATTGTCGTGCTGCCCGACAATGATGAAGACGGGCGCAAATATGCAGACGCGGTTGTTCGCAGTCTGCTCCCCGTAGCAGCAGAGATCCGTGTCGTCGCGCTGCCCGGTCTGGCCGAGAAGGGCGACGTGTCGGACTGGCTCGATGCTGGGGGCGACAAGGATGCGTTGCTGGCGCTGGCTGACGCCGCAGTCCCGGTGCGAGAGGCGCCTACTACGCCGGCTAATGTGGTGCGGTTGCGGGCGGTCGAGAGCGAGCCAAAGCCAGAGGGCGATGCGCTGGAGCTATTCGGCCACCCGCTTAATGATATCGGGAATGCGGAACGACTTATAGCGCGATACGGTGACAAGCTGCGCTATGTCGTCAATGTTGGCTGGTTTGTGTGGGACGGGCGACGATTTCACTATGACCCGGCCATAGTCAAGGCTCGCATATTTGCGCATGATACTGTGCGCGATATGCTGGTTAATGCCTTCGACGCACCGTCGCATAAAAAGGAGCAGGAAGAGCGCAAGAAAGGTCTTATTAAATTTGCCATCAGCTCCGGCAACACCGGAAAGATCAACGGTATGTTGGCGCAAGCTGAGCCGCAACAGGCGATTGAAAACGGCGACCTTGACCGTGACCCATGGCTGTTCAATTGTGCCAACGGCACGCTTGACTTGCGCAGTGGTGAGCTGCGCCCGCATAGTCAGGATGATTTGCTAAGTAAGCTATCGCCCGTAGCCTTCGACCCGAATGCAGAATGCCCAATATGGGAAAAGACAATATTGGAGATATTCGGTGGTGATAGGGAAATGGTGGATTATGTCCAACGCGCCATCGGGTATTCGGCGACCGGGCTAACCACAGAGCAGGTTATATTCATTATGCACGGTGCCGGGTCGAATGGCAAAAGTCTAATGCTAACGATCCTCGATGCGGTATTCGGCGATTATAGCATCACCGCCGCCAGTAAAACGTTTGTGCAGGACGATAAGGGAGACACGGCGTCGAATGATGTTGCGCGGCTCGCCGGCTCTCGGTTCGTCTCTGTCATCGAGACCGAACAAGAGAAAAAGCTGGCCGAAGGCTTTGTTAAACAAGCTACCGGCGGTGATGTTATGTCGGCGCGGTTTTTATTTAAGGAGTATTTTGAATTTATTCCAGTATTCAAAATATGGATGGCGACCAACCACAAGCCGCGGGTGCGTGGAACCGATAATGCCATCTGGCGGCGCATCAGGTTGCTGCCGTTTCTCATTATATTTGCTGATCCTGAAGAGGCGGAAGCGGGACAGCCTATCAAGGATCTCGGCTTAAAAGAAAAGCTAATGCAGGAACTCCCCGGTATACTTCGATGGGTTTTAGATGGCGTTGCCTCATGGCGCGTGCATGGTCTGACGCAAGCGCCGGCGGCCGTTATGGAGGCCACGAAAGAGTACCGGGAGAGTCAGGATGCAACCGAAGGTTTTATTGTCGAGTGCTGCCATGTGTCACCCGGTCTACAATCTACGGTTGGTGATTTGTTCAAGGCATATAAGATTTGGTGCATCTCCAACGGAGAGACCGCAATCAGCTCGACAGCGTTCGGGTTGGCCTTGGAGGAGAAGGGGTACCCATCGGCACGGGCACCGGGGGGGAAGAGGATGCGTAAGGGGTTGATGTTAAAGGAGGAATATAGTGTGGTGGAGGGGTGATATAATAAGCATGGCTTACTGTGACATGTTGCGAGTTGTGACGCGAAATCTTTATAATAGCCTACACACATATTTTCTCACGCGCGGCATAAGGAAAACGTGTCACAACCCGCAACATGTCACACGTCAGCAAGGCTGACCTATTTTGCGACCGTCTTTTCGCGCGAGACGCGAGGGCTTTTGGAGGACTGACGTGGACACCGACGACGTGCCGTTCGGCAAATATCAAGGCATGGATATCAATGTCCTACTGGCCGACCGCGGTTACTGCATGTGGCTTGTGCGGCAAGACTGGCTAGAGGAACGATATCCCGCTATATACGGGATGATTGTCGATCAATATGATGTCGATGTCAGCGAATATATTCCTAGCGAAAGAATTAGGCAGCCAAAGCAAACCAAGAGGCAGGCGGCAGCGGAGGCGCATGGGGCGGCGGTTGTTGCTGCCTCGATCGCGACGTCGGTGCGTCAGCGCATGATCGAGAAGCAATCCGCCGCTGCGGCCGTGTTTGAAGCGCGCTGGACTTTAAACGCGTTGTTGCGCGAGGCGCCCGACTTGTACGAGGCGCTCCAGGATCAGCTCGGTATGTTTCACGCAAGTCTCGGGGCCGGGACAGACGAGCAGATTGTCGCGCATGGCGAGGCGATGTGTCGGGGCTGGGCGGCGGCGATCGCGGTGATGGAGAAATCCAACATCGCGGCCGATGCGATTCACATTGGCGAGTTCGGGGAGTGCGTGGTTGCGATCGGGCGCATGCAGAAGGCGCCGGGATGGCTGCGCGAGCAATACGGGGATGGGGTGGTGTACCTGTGTCCGCGCGAGGTCGCGATGCTGTATTTGCGACTCGACGTGGCGCGCGCGCTGAAGGCGGAATGGCCGGATGCTGAACTTACGGAGATACGCGAAAAGGAGAACGCATGACCAATGCGGAAACGCTGGAAACCCTAAAGATCATTTCTGTGAGCTTGTGGAGCATCGCTCGCAGAAATGAACGGCTCGAAAGGATGCTCCGAACTATCGATGTGAAGGTGGATACTGTTATGGGTTACAAAGAAGACCTGATGGAGCTTGTCGAGGGGCAAGAGACGTTGAAGCAATCGTTTGTTGCTTATGACGATGGCATCAAATCCCGCATCGATCAGCTGAAGGCCGAACTGCTGGCGGCGCTCAGTGGGAACCCGGCGCTCGCCGAGGTCGACGCGCTTGTCGCTAAGGCGAAGGCTGACATCAATTCCGACTCGAACGAGGTATTTGACCGGATGCGGGCAAACACGCCGGAAGGCTGACAATTGAGAAAGGGGCGGCCTGCGGGCCGCCTCATCTGCAACCATGCGAGAGGAATACACAATGAACCGTTATGCTTTGATCCTGCCGATGTTGCTGATGGTGTCTCCTGCGATGGCGGCTGACCCGCCCCAAGCTCAGCCGCCGGCTCAGGCTCAGCCGCCGGCTCAGGCTCAGCCGCCGGCTCAGGCTCAGCCGCCGGCTCAGGCTCAGCCGCCGGCTCAGGCTCAGGACGAGCTGGCCAGTGCGATGAATTCGGCATTGCAAGACAGCGCCAAGGCTGCTGGCAATCTCGGTAATGCGGCCCGGGTTGCGATGCAGCAACGGGCGCAGTTGCAGGCACTGCTGGTCAGGGCGGTGGAGCTGTGCGCCGAGCGGTGCATCGAGCTGACGGGGCCGATTGCACCGGCTGAGCCAGCGCCTGCTGAGGTGAAGCCGGAAGTCGCGGCGCCACCGAAATGACCGACCGCGGCACGGTCGATTCGACGCGCCAACGGGGCGAGGACATCGCCCCCCAACTGCGGGCTGAAGTCGAGCGGCTGCGCGATGATTTCGTGCAAGCATCTGATCAAGCCGATGAGCTGCAGGTTGAGATTGAGCGCCTGCGGGCTGAAGCTTTGCGAAACGAGGTTATCGCGACGGGGTTCAAGCTGGAGCTTGATGAACTGCGTGCGGCTATCCCGGAAATCGTCGGCTGTGCTTATGGCGAGGGGCTGGCGTGCCGACGCGATACTGACGGCCGGCATGGGTGTTGCTTGGCGCGGTTGCGCGCGCTGCGGCTTGGCATCGGGGTGGCGCCCGAAGGCTGGGCACAGGCCGGCGAGGATTTCGCGGCGCGGTATCCGGTGACGTTGGCTAAGCTTGCGGAGGAGGACGATGGGGCATGAACAAGGATGAAGATCTGGAAATTGTTGTGATGCCGCAAGTTTTGGAAGCCATAGCTGGCGATCCTGAGTTGGCGGAGATGCTTCGCGAATTCCTCGCCAACGCGCACCAGGCGCATGAAGCGGTTAGGTCGGGGCGATACGAGACCTTCCAGGATGCGATAGAGGCTATCACGGGGTTTGAGCTGAAGGTGCTGGAGGACGAGGACGATGTTGCCTGATGGCGATTAGGCGCGATGCGGCGGTGCTGTGATGGCCGAAGAGGGGGCGTCGGCTACCCCTATGGCCGAAACGTCTGAAATCGCGTCCAGCGCCACCGCATGCGCTCTATGGACATGTCCGCCTTTGGCGTACGGGCTGCACCGCCGACCGGGCTTCCGCTGCCGGCGGCATGGCGGTGAGTCCGTGTGCGGAATCTGCGCCGGCGATTTAGTCGATGCTGTCAGGACAAGGGAGGATGCTGTCCTGCATCCTGATGGTGCAGGATTTTTTATGCCATAGGCGAAGATTCTTGTTGACGCGACTTAATTTACGGAGCACCCTAAATGCTAGGCACCAGATTTGCGACTGCTTCCCGCTCCGTGCAATCACGGGCTGGGTCGCGCAAGGCCAAGGCAAACCGCCACCATATCGGAGACGAGCTAACGCCTGAGCGGCGTCAGCACGGCTCGATCGTGCGTGCCGACGGGCCGGTCGAGGATGTCGACGGCAATTATGGGGTGCCCTATATCGCCCGCGACATTCTTGCGACCATGGAAGCGCGCGGCACGATTAGCGCAGAGATGCGGATTGCTGGCGATCAATTCAGAGAGAATTTCCGGCGGGCTCATTTGGACGAGATGCGCGCAGCCGATCTCGGGCGGGTTGCTGGCATCGGGGGATCGCTCGATGAGGATCTCAGAATCATGGCCGCAAAGGCTGCGGTTATGCGGGCAATCAAAGATGTTGGCGAACCTGGTGGCAGCATTTTGTGGAATGTTGTTGGCTTGGAGTGCTCGCTAAAAGATTGGGCGATCGGGCAAAGTTGGAACGGCCGCCCGACCAACGCGGCGGCCGCCAGCGGAATGCTCGTGGTGACGCTTGGGATGCTGGTCGCTCGGAGCAAGGGGCGCTAAGTGTCATCAGACCTCACCTCTCTATCTAGTAAGAGATGGAGGTCAGTTATTCTGATCCATTGTTCTCTAGTCCTATCGACCATCTCGATTAACATGAGCTGGTCAAACTCATCTTTTAGTGGTCTGGCGTAGTCTATAGCTTCGATAAGTTCGCGGTACGTCATCACTTCATTCCTTCTGCTTGTTGTCTCGCCCGCTCCCGCTCGATATACAGCCATACGTAATCAGGAATAGGTGTTGGCTTACCGGTGCGCGGGTCCGGTGCATCTGATATCCAGCGCTCAACGTGGCGCCATGATCGGTTGACGATCTTCGCAAACTCGGCCGGTGTCAGGCCGAGGGATGCGATGGCGGCGCGGAGGTCGGCGGCGGTCATTCGCACCATTCGCCCAAACGCACGATGCGGCATTCTACCGGGCGGCCGGCCTCGGTGGCGCGTTTACGAATTAGCCGCGTTAATGTTTGCGCGTTATCATACGATAGGGGCTTGCAGTTCGATGGTGTGTTTTTAACAGATAAATCAGTCTGGACGTAAAGCCATGGGTCGGCGCTCTGGCCTTTGTCACGAATGGCTATAGTGTAGGATGTTGAGTTCGTCATCATTCTCTCCCGTGAGCTGTATGCGGGGCCGTAGCCCCGGTTGGTTGCCGGGTGGTTAGTGCTGGACGTCTTCGTGGAGAACTTCGGCCAAGTTATTTTCTAGTTGATCCGCTTTATATCGGCGATCCATCTCGGCTAGATAGATATCGCAGATGTCGCCGTTTCCGAGGATTGTGTTGCGGCCGTAAGCGGCCTCTAGTTCGCGATCAGTCATTGATACACAATGCTCGATTGCCCAAATGATCGCTTGTTCATGTGCGCTCTGTGTCATGGTCGTCTCCCGTTGGGTTTCGCTCGTGCTCATCAGTTCCGGACTTGTACCGGAAGACCCTTCCCCGGCTAGGCCGGTTCCGCCCTTGGGGCGATGTCGCGGGTTCTTTCTGTTTCCGCGCCGGGTTGCTTTGGCTATGGTGCCTCGGGTCCGGAGCCCGTGTCTGTCTGACCATCCCAATATGACACCGTGTCATCAGATGCGCAAGCCCTATTTGGTAACAGCCATAAAAATAATTCGGTGATCTAAATGACTGAACCGAACGCGCTGCTGCTCAAGGCTGGCCGCAATGGCCGGGCCGAGGGTTGGTCGGACGCGTGTGTCGCAATCGCTTGGCGTCTGCGCCTACGCGCGGAGGCGCGCGTTATCGATCGGGACGAGCTGCTCGCATTCGCCGCTGAGCTGCCGGGCCTGCCTTATGGAGCCATTGAATGACTATCCTGCAATCGATCATACGCGCGCTCGGGTGCGCGGAAGATCAGAAAGAGCCGGTTGACGTCGCGCGCATGCTTGACGATATGGCCGCCGGGGCTGAGCCGCATCTTGACTGGCGCCACTCGGTTGTCGATCTGATGAAGCTGTTGGGTCTCGATAGCAGCGTATCTGCGCGCCGCGCGCTCGCGGAGGATCTGCGGTATCGCGGCGAATTCGATGGTCCCCATATGAATCAATGGCTGCACCAGCAAATCATGCATCGTGTCGCTGACAATGGCGGCGTCGTGCCGCCGGAGCTGCTGTGATGAAAAGCAAGCCAACGCCGAAGGGCAAGCCCGCGCCGTTTTCGATGAAAGGAAAGCCGGGCAAGAAAGGCGTGAAGGGCTGCTGAGATAATGCGTCGCTCGTCAAACTATACACCAGAGATTGCCGAGGCAATTTGTGAGCGGATTGCGGCGGGCGAAGCTTTGGCTGCGATTTGCCGTGATGAAGGCTTCCCTCCTGAAAGTACAGTGAGGCGGTGGGCGATTGATGATCGCGACGGTTTTGCTGCGAGATACGCGCTCGCGCGGGATCGACAAATAGAGCATTTCGAGGACGAAATCATTGCTTTGGGCGATTCAATGCTCGGCACTGATAATAATGCGGCGGTCAGTGCGGCAAAGCTAGCGAGCGACAATCGCAAGTGGCTGATGTCCAAGCTCAAGCCGCACAAATACGGTGACAGGCTCGCGGTCGGCGGCGACGCGGACAATCCGCTAAAGGTCTATCACCAAGTCGCTTATGTAATTGTCGATCCGAAAGAGCCGAGCGAGGGCTGATGCTCGGCGTTTTGTCCTGGGTGACTGACGCCGCTGCCATTGTCGCGGGGATCGGGGCGCTAAGTATCTTGTTCATGATGTTTGTCGGCCGCTGATTTCTGCCACTGACTCTAGATTGAGTGGCGTCAACAAGCCTGCTACGCTGAATCCATTCATATGGCAGACGGAGCGCGGGCTTTTCGGGCCTGACGCTGAACCCTGCCCATGTGGCACACTGTCTTAAATAACGCGAGGCTGTTAATGAGCGTCGAGGCCGTCACGATCGGGGCGGCGACGCTCTATTTGGGAGACTGCCGCGAGGTGCTGCCGGCACTCGGCATGGTCGATGCGATCGTGACCGACCCGCCTTATGGAATACCGCATAAGTTCTCTCCGCAAAAAGGCGCTGGAAGAAAAGGCACGCGGACCCTAAACTTCTCTTGGGACACCCTCTCTATAAACTCTGTCGTTTTTGATGCAATCAGCGCAATTGCGCTCAAAGTGCAGTCTGCTTTTGTTTTCTGCGGTCTTACGCAGGCCAGCGTCATTGCTGGCGCCCTTCGCGCCGCCGGGCTTATTGATAAGCCTGCGGCCTGGGTGAAAAAGTGTCCTGCGCCGGCCGCGCCCGGTAATTGGTGGCCGTCAGCTTTTGAACTCGCGGTGTATGCGTATCGGCGAGGCGCGTGGTTCGGGGATACAGACACGAAGCGTCGGAATGTCTTCATCGCAGACAGCTATCGACATGGACAGCCGGGTAAAGTGGCGCATCCAACGCAAAAGCCGCTTGTGCTTATGGAGCGGATTGTCGGCGCGATTGTCGCGCCCGGCCGTATTGCCCTTGATCCCTTCATGGGCAGTGGCACCACGGGCGTAGCATGCGCGCAGCTCGGCCGCCGCTTCATCGGCATTGAGATTGAGCCGCGCTATTTCGAGATTGCCTGCCACCGGATCGAGGCTGCACAAATACAAGAGCGGATGGCTGTATGAACCGACTGATCGCCCTTTGCGCGGCGGCATTGCTTTGCGTGCCGGCGCTGGCCTATGGCGAGATCGACTTTATGCCTGGCAGCCCGTGCGTCAGCGTGATACCGGGCACAAAGGCGGTACATGTCACCCATCCCGTCCAGCGGGCCTGGGAGCTTTGCCAACGCCCCGAATTCCTTGCGGTCCGCGCCGAGGCTTGCGCGAAAATTACCCAGCTCTATGCCGAGACTGGGATAGCGGCGCGCGAGCAAGCCGAAAGCGACAAGGCGGACCAGGAATACATCACGTGCGAGCTGCGATACATTGACAGCGTGGCGGCGCCGCGATGAACCGCCGCCGTCTGATTTCCGCCTGTATGGTGGCTGTGCCGGGACTGTTTGCGGCGCGTGCTGCGGGGGCGGCATTGGATGACATAGATCCTGACGTCTTCCCCAGAGGCAACATAGCCGGCCCGATGACGCCGCCCGATTGCGATCGTCAATTAGACTGTCGGTTCGCGGCCGGCATGTCGACCGCGACAGCGAGGTACTGCGGGCCGGCTGAGTATAGTCGCGCCGGGACGGTGGTCTCCGAGCCTAATGATTGCAACGTCACGACGACGCAATGGTCTTGCCAGACCTGCGGTAAGTCCTGGGAAGAGAAATCTCCTACCTAATGCTAGGCAATACCGAAACTGCGCTGTGGTGCGCCGTTCTCGCGCAGGCATTCTATGATGCGACCAACCGGCTGCCGGTTGACTACAAGCACTAGCACGTCGATTGCGATGAAGCGCGCCGCTGGCTGGTCTATCCGAGCGAAGAATTTTCCGAGGTCTGCGAAATGGCGGGAGTTGATGCTGAAGTCGTTCGGCAGTGTGCGATTGACATCGCGCTCGATGGCTGGCAACGGCCGTATTGATGCCGCCTGAGATCCTGTTCGCCGCGTTTGGACCCACGGTCGCGCTCTGTCTGGTTGTGCTTGGCCTGGCTTGGTTGTCGGGTGGTCGGTAAGTGCTCACCACTATAGTCGCCCTCGGGTTTTTGGTGCTGTGGGTTGCCTTACTGCTCGGGGCGCTTTTCTTGGAAGACCTCATCTGGTGGCGGAAGTGACGCTAACCGAAGCGCTTGGGATATTGCGCGACCGCGCCGGCTATCTCAAAGGCCGCATCATCGCCAAGCAGGCCGTCGGCTGGGAATTCCAGTATGATGAGCGCGAGCGCGCGGCACTGGAGCTGGCCATCGTGGCGGCTGAGCGCGATACAAGCACGGACGCCGAATGAGCGTCGGGTTAGTTGCAATAGTCGTGATTGGGTGGTCTCCGTAGTTGCCGTAAGGCGCTACTGTGGCTACGTCGGCGGGTTTGGGTTTGCCCACCGCCAACACAAGGGCGGTTCTCCTGGCAGGGAGAAGCCGCCCTTCGTGTTTATGGTTCGACGGACCACCTCTCCGTCGCACATCAGCCAATTGCAATGAGTTACGCGCTAACCTGTCGATAACCCATCTTGCTACCCATCATACTGAGGCGGGCTTATGGCGTCGCTAGACCTGGAGGTAGCGCGGGTCTTTAAGCCGCTGCTCGGTAGTGCGCGGTTTCTTGCGGCGCACGGCGGGCGTGGTTCGGGCAAATCCCATTTCTTTGCCGGCAAGATGATCGCCCGCGCCATTGCCGAACCTGGGCTGCGCGCTGTCTGCATCCGCGAAATCCAGCGAAGCTTGGCGCAGTCGGTTAAGCGCCTGCTCGAAGATAAAATTATAGCTCTGGGCGTTGGCCACCTGTTTGAAGTGCTCGAATCTGAGATCCGCACCCCTGGCAATGGGCTGATTGTCTTCCAGGGCATGCAAAACCACACGGCGGGATCGATTAAGTCTCTGGAAGGCTTTGATATTGCCTGGGTCGAGGAAGCGCAAAGCCTATCGCTGCGCAGCCTCAACCTGTTGCGCCCGACCATCCGGAAGGATGGCTCAGAGCTGTGGTTTAGCTGGAACCCGGATAACGAAACCGACCCGGTCGATCGCTTCCTACGAGGCCGCAACAAGCCGCCGAATGCGATCGTGGTGCAGGCGAACTATCTCGACAACCGATGGTGCTCAAAAGCACTGCTCGGCGAGGCCGAACTAGATAAAAGCGACCCCGATAAGTACGCGCATGTGTGGCTCGGCGAGTACCAGCGAGCGGTTGAGGGCGCTTACTACGCTGACGGGTTGCGGCGCGCCGATGAAGAGGGGCGGATTGTTCCGCTATCGGTCGATCCGATCCTGAGCATCAAAGCAAGCTGGGATATCGGCATCAACGATGCGACGGCCATTTGGATTTCGCAATGGGTTGGTGGCCAGATCCGGTTTCTTGACTACATCGAGGGTCAAGGCCAAGCGCTTGGGTTTTACACCGCTGAGCTACGTAAGCGCGGCTATGCTCGCGCCGAGTGCATCCTGCCGCACGATGGGGCGCATCGCGACAAGGCGTTCGCGATGACCTACCAACAGCATTTGCAGGAAGCTGGGTTCGACGTACCGCCGCCGATTAAGAACCAGGGCAAAGGGGCCGACATGCTGCGGGTTGAGACCGCGCGTCGGTGGTTTCCGAGAATGTGGTTCGACGCGGAAAAGACGCATGCTGGCCGCAAGGCATTGGCCTCGTATCATGAGCGTCGCGACGAGGATAGGCAGATTGGGTTGGGTCCGGAGCACAATTGGGCATCGCATGCGGCCGATAGTTTTGGGCTTATGGCGTGCGCCTATACCGAGCCAACCACTAGCCTCGGGGTGATCCCGAAGCGGGACATGAGCTGGGTGGTGTAAAAGAACGGTATAAACGAATCTTAATGTAGCTAACCCCTAACCTCAAAAGGAATATTCATCATGGCAACAACCGCGCTCGAAGAGCTGGAAAACTCGGTTAATGATGCAGTCAACAGGCTGCGGCGCGCGACCGAAGACAAAGAGTCTGGCGGCGATGGCAATATTGACAACCATCCGAAGGTCAAAGAGCTGCGGAAGCGGCTGCATACTGCGATGGAGGCGCATCGCAAAGCCATGGGAGACGAGGGCGAAGGCGAAGGTGGCCGTCCTGCGCCGGCATCGCGGATAGCGGCGACGCCCGAGGATGTGCTGTCGAGCCCCTACCCAGGTTCCGAGCCGCGCTACGTGAAGCAGCACGACGGCCATCCTGATCCGATCGAGCGGGCGCGCCCGACGCCACCGGCACAGGCCGCTGGTCGCGTTACCGAGGACGAGCCGAAGCTCGATGACGATGCGAAGAAGCCGGCTGCTGCGGCTGCGGCAAAACGGTAGCAGCCCCGGGCGAGAGCCTGGTCTCTAGGCTCTCGCTGCTTGCCTGATATCATCCGCCAAGATGCGGGCATCTTCTTTGGTTAGCGAAAACCGGATCAAATCCGGCGCATGCTGGATGGTGTCTGTGCCGCCGTAAACGATGACGAAGGATATCCGCCCATTATGGGATAGCGAAACCTCAACCGAGGTGTTTGCGCTATCCTTGATGATGTCTGTGGTGCTTATACGGATCATGTCAATCATTCTTTTGCTCAATTAGTTCAACACTCCGTCGCCACTCGGCTTGGTGATCGATCATAACCCCCATCCGATCGAGCCGAGAGAAATGCTGACAGGTTCGCACGATTAGGCCGAGTGTCGAATCCATCCGATCTGGCGGAACTCGCTTTAATATCAGCGAAATCATTAAGATCAGGGAATCTGGCCAGGTTTCCGGCAGATTATGTTCGAACCCCAGCTCGACCGCAATCCGACGTGGCATGGGGTTAGTCATGGGGTTAGTCATTCGGGCGCCCTTCTGGGCGCCACCAGAGATCGATAGTTTTTTCATCTGGGGGAGGGCGGTTGCCGGTGAGCGCCCATGTTGTCCACAATTCGCCGAGGCGATACAATTCTACCCAAACGCCCGGCGGTGGTGGATCAGTCGTGACGGGTCGCCATTTGGTGGCGCGAAGCAGGCGAATGTTGCTTTCGCGGATCTGCGCAGCGCTAGCCTTGTCTGACTGAGCCCGGGTTTTTAGTCGCTCTAACATCCCCATACCCTACCACAACCCCGCCCGCAACGGTGAGGGTTTTTGTGTCTGGAACATGAATGCAATCTCGCGGAAAAATGACCGACCGCGAGCTTGCGGGGATCATCAACACACAAATTGAAGATGCTGTTGCCTACGACTCAGGCGAGATGTCGAAACTGCGCCAGAAGGCGCTGCAGTATTATGAGGGTCACGAGACCCTCGGTGGGGACGTCCCGGCTCAGAAGGGCCGCTCCAGCGTTGTCAGCCGCGATGTATCCGATACGCACGGCTGGGTCATGCCGCAAATGCAACGGATATTCACCGGCGGTGAGCGCACTGTTGTGTACGAGCCGCGGCGGCGTGAAGCAGAAGAGGGCGCTTCACAGGCGACGGATTATGTCAACTACCTGTTTCGCTCCGAATGCGATGGCTACTCCGTGCTGTACGATGCGTTCTGGGATGGGCTGGCGCTCGGCAATGGCATCATTAAGCACTGGTGGGATAGCACGCCGGCGTATTGCACAGAAACCCTGTCGGGGATTGCCGAAGCGCGGTATATTGATACCGTCAACGATCCCAACGTTGAAGTCCTGGAGCATACAGAACGCGATGATCCGAACTACACCAACGTGGCCGACCCCGGAGGAATGGATGGCCCGTTGGGAGGCAATGCAGGAGGCGCAGCGGCTCTTGGTGGAGAATCGGGAGACGGAGCGCCGGCAGCGGCAGCGGGAGCGCTTGGCGGCGGGCCAGGGCAGCCCCTTCCAAACCCCAGCGAGTCTCCGGGCGGCTTCAATGGCGATGCAGATAGATATGGCGTTCCGAGCATCGCAGGAGATGCCGCAGGAGGAATGGCAGGCGCTGCGCCCCCGGCTGCCGCGCAGCCTCCGGGATTTGCTGGACTAGCTCCCCCGAAACTGCACGACCTAAAAATCAAACGCAAACGCTACGACGGCCGCGTTCGGATTGCCGCGGTTCCGCACGAAGAGTTTCGCATTGATCGCAACGCGCTGAAGCTGGACGAAGAGCATGTTCTGTTTTGCGCGCACGTCAGTCACAATCGCACCCGCGGCTCGCTGATCCAGGATTATCCGGATCAGCGCACCGCTATCGAGGATCTGCCGGCCTATATCGCGGGCGGCGATGATAAAGGCGCGCGAGCCGCACGCGGCATGTCCGGTGGCAGCAATGCCTCGCCCGATCACAGCACCGACCTTATAGAGGTATGGGAGTGCTACGTACAGATTGACTTCAACTCAGACGGTGTTCCTGAGTGGCGTCAGGTTATTATGGCCGCGGGCAATCAGACCGGCGTTGAAGGCCATATGATGCTGGCGAATGAAGAATGGGGCGATCCGCTGCCGTTCTCCGATGTTGTGCCGGACCCGATGCCGCATCGGTGGCGCGGCGGGTCGCTGTATGATGATCTCGCTGATATTCAGCAAATAAAGACGGTTTTCCTGCGCGGTTTCGCGGATAATTTGTATTGGGCAAATAACCCGCAGCGGGAAGTGGTCATTTCCGCGGTTGACCCGGCCAGCATGGAGGAGCTGTATAATCCGACCTATGGCGGCAACGTGTTTGTCAAGCAGGCTGGTGTCGTCAATACCTTGCCCGTTCCGTTTATTGCCGACAAGCTGACGGTTGGGCTGGATTGGTTTGACAAAATCCGCGAATTTCGTACTGGCGTATCAGCGGCGACGGCTGGTCTCGATCCTGAGACCTTGCAGAATCAAACCGCGATGGCCGCGAGCCTGGCATCGGCAGCCAGCCACGCCAAAAACGAACTGCGCGCCCGCAATTGCGCGGAAGGCGGCATCAAGCGGATGTTTGGTTGCCTCTTGAAGCTGATAACGCAACATCAGGACAAGACCAGGACGATCAAGCTACGCGGCGAATGGGTCGATATGAACCCGAATTCCTGGGATGCCGACATGAACGTTATTGTTAATGTTGGTCTTGGCTCCGGCTCGCGCGAGCATGATGTCGCGATATTGCAAGCCATTAGCCTGGAGCAGAAAGCGATTATCCAGGGCTTGACGCCAATGGTTGCGGCGCAGTTTGGCATGGGGCCGGATGTTGTGTTCGCGACCGACCGCAAGATGGTCGAGGCGGCTGGGCTGAAATCGCCGGAAACCTATTTCCCGGAGATTTCAAAGGACGATGTTCAGCAATTGATGCAACAGATGTTGCAGCAGCAGCAACAGGCGCCGGACCCGAAAATGGCCGAATCGCAGGCTAAAATCCAGGTAATGCAGCAAGAAGCTCAGGCTAAGGCGCAGGCCGACCAGCAACGCATGGCTACGGAACAGCAGGCCAAGCAACAGCAGGCGGCGTTGGATTGGCAGCACAAACAGCAGCAATCCGAGATTGATAATCAGCACCGCGAACGCGAAATCCAGATGAAGGGCGCGGCCATGGTGCAAGAGCTGAATATGAAGCATCAGCTCGCCCTTGAGCAGGCGCAGCGCGATTTCGCGTTGAAGCAGCAAGAAATGCAGGCTGGCTCAGAACTGAAGCTGCGCGAGCTTCAGATGGAGGCTGAGCTAAAGCGCGAGGAAATGAAGATGCGGCCACAGCAAGAGCCCAACATTCAGCAGGCTGAGACGTGACCGAAGCCGAATTGCGCCGCCACGCCTCTGAGGCGCAAAACCTGCTAAGCGCGCCTGTCTTCCGTGACGCCCTGAAGGCGCTGGAAGACGAGACGATCGAAGAATTGCTCGCGACTAAGACAATGTGGCGTTGGGGCGACCGCAAGCGGCGGGTGCTGGCTGACCGGGTCAATGCGATCCGCGATCTAAAGCACCGCCTGGAGATAGCGGTGCAGATGGGATTGCACGCGGCTGAGCGGGCAAGGTTGGGGATTTAGTCGTCGGGTTCCTCGTGCTCGTCGTGTGCTGCTAAATACTCTTCCTTAGAGACTACTGTTGGCACGCCGTTAACGTACACGACAAATCGCGTCCCGTCGTTAAGCCGCCGCCATTCGGCGTGGTTGTCTTCTTCGTGGAATTCGCTGATTAGCGTCTGTTTCTGAGGGGCGGAGACGTCCACCAGCAGGCCGCGCTTATGCAGTGCAGCCACTTTATCCGCCAAGTTCTTCGTAGCTTCGATCATGAATCGAGGCAGTTCAGTCGCGGCCATTAACGCCTCCACCGGAATTCCAGCGCCTGCGGGCGCCGCATTAACGGATAACCCATGTCTGACAATACCACCGCTGCGCCTGTGGGCGCCAGCGAACAAATCACTGCGCCTACAGATACCGGCCCGACGGACCGAGCCTCTGCGGTGGCTTTGTTGGCCGGCCTGGATACGCCGCCCGAGGCACCGGCTGCGGCCACGCCCGAGGCGAACACCCAGGAGCCCGTTGAAACGCCAACCGAAGAAGCACCGGCTGAGGCCGCTGCGGCAGATGAAGGCGAAGACGCGCCGACCGAAGAGGTCGCTGCGACAGAAGACACTGACCCCAAAGCTGACGATGAAGAGCCCGAAGTCATCATCCACGGCAACGCGATGCTCGTCCTGCGGGATGGCACCAAAGTGCGTGCGAGTGAGGCGCGTAAGGCAATCGGCACGCTGCGGGAATACGAAGCTAAGGTTCCTGATCTAGCCGCCACTGCGGCGAGAATCCAGGAACGCGAAGCACAACTCGCCCAGCAAGAGCAGACCGTCCAGAATGCGTTGGCGCAAGCCTACCAAATCGTTAATGCCTACATTCCGCCCGCACCAGACCCGGCTCTCCGTCACGCTGATTTTATCGGCTACATGGAGCAAAAGGAGCTGCGTGAGGAAGCCCTGAATAATCTTCGCCAAGTACAAAGCGCTGCCGAGGCCGAGCAAGCTCAGCACTTGCAGAAATCGGAGCAGGCCCGCGAGGCCGAGCGCAAGGCAATGCTGGAGCGGAGTTACAAGACGCTTAGCGAGAGGGTCCCCGGTATCGATAGCCCTGAGGGGCTCCAGAAATTCTACGGGGATATCGCGAAAGCAGCCGCGCCTTACGGTATTTCGGCCGAAGAGGTCAACAATACCGTGCATGCGCCGTTGCTGCACATGGTGCATGAGATGTCGAAAGAGGTCGCGGCCTATCGAAAGCTCATGGCGCAGAAAGCAACCGCAGAGGTAAAGGCAAAAGCGGCGCCGCCGGTACAACCCCCGGGGCGTAGGGTATCAGCGGAACAGGCGGCAAATCAGGCATCGGACACTCAGCTCAGGCAGTGGCGAGACAGCGGGGCGTCGCGCGCAGGTGCGGCGGCCATCCTTGGCAATCTCGATTAGGAACTGTCTCTCATGGCAATTATTACCAATACCTACCAATCTACTTCTGGTGCATCCAAACAAAATCGCGAAATCATCATTCGCGATACGATCGAACGTGTGGACCCAGCAGAAACGCCGCTTTTTTCTATGATCGGCCGGGCGCCGAATATCGATGGCGTCGATCCGAAATGGGTGCAAAGCTCGCTGGCCACCCCGAACCCTGACAACGCACAAGTTGAAGGTGACCAGTACACGTTTAGTGCAGTGAACCAACCTGCCCGCGTGGGGAATTATACGCAAATCTTCTGGAGAACATTTGCAGTATCGGATTCGCAGAACGAGCTTCTGAAGGTCGGCCCGAAAACCGAAGTGGGTCGCAACCGGATGGAGAAGGGCCTGGAACTCCGCACCGACATCGAGGTGTCGATGCTCAGCAACAACCCATCCGTGGGTGGTCTCACTCGTAAGAGTGCTGGATTGCGAGCCTGGACGGCAAGCAATGATGTG